CCGAAGAAAGGCAAAGGCAAAACGATCAATGGCTACAGCACGCAGGCTCCAGCTGGTATGGTTGGTATCACGATTGCAAAGATGCAGGGGAAGGTATGAGTCTGATTGATGTTCGCCATGCGCTCATCTCACGGGCTACAAGCTCCACTCCTGGGGCCGCGATTCCTGCCGACAAAACGTGGTTTGAGAACAAGCGGCACATGGAAGGAACTACTGAAATTCCACCGCCTAACAACTCTCTCTGGTATCGCATTCTATGGGTTCCGGGCCCACAGCCGAACATGGACGGATGTGGCGCTGGCGCAAGAGTAAGGCACACTGGGTTCTTACAGGTAAATGTTTGCGAGCCTAGAGACGTTGGCGACGTACCGATGACAGCCGAAGCGCAAAGAATCATGGATTGTTTCAAGCCTGGCACGAACCTTGTTTACAACAATCAGACCGTCACGGTAACGTCGTGCGGCATGGTGAAAGGGCTTTTTGATGGTACAACTGGCAACCCTGTAGTCGCGGTTCGCGTCTATTGGGTAGCTGATGTGAATAATTGAAAACATACCTTTGGAGGTATTTATGGCAAGAGCAAGTGGCTCAAGGTGGCAGCCGTCATACGTCACCGAATCATCGTTAGGCGTTCCTTCTGGAACCGAATTTAAGAAGACAAGGCTTCTATTGGCGTCTGGCCTTGAACAGAGGCGGAGCAACCTACAAAGCCAGCAAGCGGTTGGCGACCGCTCTGTAGCTCCAGGAAGGCTTGGCAACAAGACAAATACATTCCGGGCGAACGGAGAGCTGTCATACGGAACCTTTGAGGACTTTATCGCTTCGGCGTGCATGAACTCATGGGCCGCCGCTGGCACAGCAATTTCCTCGCTTTCTGTAACGGTCGTAGCTGGAACAACGAACACGATGGCGGCAACGGGGATTGGCGGGACAGGCCCTTCACTGATTTCCGTTGGCGATTATGTCAAGGTTTCTGGATTCGCTAGTGGATATACTGCGAACAATGGATTCTTCAAGGTAACCGCTCGCATTGACAACATGCTTACCTTTGGCGAAGCAAAAGACCCTGAAACTGGTGCGTCTCTGCTTACCGCGGCAACGTCACAGGCTGGAATAACAGTGCAGCGAATGGGATATCTGATAACTGGCTCAACCGAAAAATCTCTCGCTTTTGAAGATGCGCAGCTTGATATTCCGTTCTACTTCGAGGCGCTTGGCTGTGTTGCCAATGGCATGACGCTTTCAATGGCAACCGATGGCATTGTAACCTGTAACTTTGATTTTATCGCAAAAAAGATTCTAGGCCCTTCCGCTACGAAGTATGCAGGTTCTTACGCCGATCCTTCAACAACGTTGCCGATTCGCGCAACTGATAGCGTAGTAGTGGTAGATGGTGCTCCTGTCGCAACAATCACGCAACTTAATGTTGCGATGGCAAATCAGAGAAGTCCGCAATTCTCTATCGGGCTTGATGAAGCAACGGGCATTTCGTTCGGTAGATCGAACCTTACCGGTAACCTTAGCCTCTATGTTGAATCATCTTCTTTCTGGACTAAATATGCCGCTGAAACACGGTTTGCCTTGGGCCTGAGGTTTATGGATTCTAGCGGCACAACGGGCTATGCGCTTGACGTCCCAAGGGTTTTTATTACCGATGCGCAGTTCCAGAAGAGCGAAACTGACGTCATTCAGAATATCCCCTTCCAGGTTGAGAAGGACCCAACAAGCGGCCTCATTAACTGGCGCTGGTGGAAATTGGCATAAGGCTATACAGGAGGGAAAATGAAGTTTTCAAGGTTCGATTCGCAGACACTTGCCGAAAAAGGCGTTGACGCCGAGATTCCAGACCCGATTACCGGAGAGCCTTCTGGCCTTATTCTTACCTTGCTTGGTGCAGACTCAAAGGTATATCAGGCGGGGCTTGAAGAGATTCTCTCACGCAACAAGGCGCGTGGTATCAATACCTTGCGGCAAGAAGATTTGTGCGAACTCTTTGCGCGCTGTACCGTTGGCTGGAAAGGCGCTGAAGAGGACGACGGAAGCGAGGCGAAATTCTCTCAAGAAGCGGCAAAAGAGAAGTATCTAAAGCTACCGTATTTGGCAACGTTCGTTGGTAATTTTATCACAACGAGGAAGAATTATTTTCCGAAGCCCTAACTGCACTATGTGAAGCGGTTAGGGCGTATTGCGACCTGAATATTCCCGCGAAGGATGACGAAACTTCTTTGCGGGAACAGCTTGAATCCAGGGAACGGCAAGGGCGTGGGCATGATGAACGGCTTGATTCCGTGCAGGTTCCGGAAGGATTTGAATATTTATGGCAAATGTTTTGGGATTTGCGAGGCGGACTGGAGCAAGGCTTTTCTGGCGCGAAAATTACGTGGCGCGCCCTTTTGGACTATCAGGAAGTAACAGGGTATCGGCTGTCGTCGTGGGAGATTGAGGCATTGCGAGCGATGGATGCGGCCATAACGAAATGGCGTGAGGACAATAAGGACTAATACATGGATGATGCAAGCTTAATTGTACGGGTACATAATGAAGGTATCCAAGAAACCACGGCTGGGCTCCAAAACCTTGCCAACCAAGGCCGCAACACCGAGGCGTCATTTAGTTCTCTTGCGCTTAAAATAGCAGGCTATTCCTCAGGGATGAATCTTGGCATCCAAGTTACTCGAGCGGCTATTCGAGAGTTTATTGATCTTGGCAAAGAGGCAATCACGCTTGCTGGAAGTTTCGAGCGTTCGCGTGTGGCCTGGGGCGTCTTTTTGAAAGATGTTGGGGAAGGCTCGAAAATGTTCGGCGAACTTTATTCCCTTGCCCAACGTACCCCTCTTTCCTTCCAAGGCGTAGAAAGTGCCGCCCAAATGCTCAAAGGCTTCGGACTCGCCACTGAAGAAATCATTCCTACTCTTGAACGCATGGGAGACGTTGCGCGCGGCAACGATGAAACCATGCAACGGTTGGCACTTGCTTATGGCCAGGCGCTTGCACAAGGTAGAGTCCTTACTAGAGACCTTTACCAATTCGTCAATGCTGGAGTCCCAATATTCGAAGCTTTGTCGAACGTTATGGGGAAATCCGTCGAGCAGGTGCAAGCACTTGTTACTGAAGGCAAAGTTGGATTTCCTGAAATTGAAAAAGCATTGAGATCCCTTACTGAAACGGGCGGGCAATTTGAAGGCATGATGGAGAAAACAGCCCAGACCTATGAAGGTAAATTATCTATCGCCAAAGACAACTGGAAGGCAATGCTCGCCGAAATGGGGAAATCATTACAAGACTCACTAAAATCATGGCTTGATGATTTCAATGAATACTCTGATCGAGTGTTAGGTAGAAAAAATATAAAAACAGTCATTGCTTCCGGTGGGTCAAGTGGAAATATTCAAGCAGCGCTTGCATTTGCGCGAGCCAATCCTACACAACTAGAAGGTGTAATACCACCCGGATATGCGCCTAATATTACCGGGCAAAGAACTGGAATAACTCTTCAAGAACAAGTCTTGGGGATTTTAAGGGGATTACAAAAAGAGCAAACACAAACCGCTCTCGAGTCTGGAAGGCTTAATGCTCCGAGTGGATACAAAACTCTTTCTTCTTTGAGTGAATGGTCTGATTATAACGGCCAATATGCGACATATAATGGGAAACTTTATCGTGCCGAAGGAAGAAAATGGGTTCCTGTAGAAGATCAATCACAAAATGGACTTGATTGGAGACAATGGCTTACTGAAGCAACAGGCATTGATGCTATTAAGGCGCGGCCAGAATTAGGATGGGAGAAGCCCACAGGCTCTTATGTTGTGCAAGAATGGATAAATCAGCACACAAAAGACCTGCCGAATCTCCCACCAGAATTACAGGAAAAAGTAAAAAAACAGTTTGTTAATAATGCGAATGATTTACTCTATGGAATGCTTACTTCAGGCATTTGGAAGCTCGGCGAAGGTACCATAACCTTATTACAAAATGCAATTAAAGAATATTCTCCACAAGAATCAGAAAAATATCTTGGGTCGGCTGAATCAAGAGTTCCTCCTGATCGCTGGATGTATATGCCAGGTGGAGGAATTCCATTATTAACGCCTGAACAAGCACAGGCAGAGCTAGAACGAATCACTGCATCGGTAACGCTCTCAGTATCTCAGGAACTTAGTGCTGCGGCATCACGCGTGCCAACCGATAGATGGCTCTACAGACCTGGTGGTGGTACTAAACTACTCACTCAAGAGCAAGCGGATTCTATTATCGCTACTATAGATGCGCAGATAGCTACTGGCCTTAGAGCTGAACTTGCTGAGTCTGCTAATCGTGCGCCATCTGATAGATGGGCAAGGTTACCAGGCGGTGGTTTACAGTATTTAACACAAGAGCAAGCTGATGCTTTTCTTAATGATATAAGCAATCGAATTGCCTTTGATACCGCTATCGAACTTTCCAAAATGGCTGGGCGCTATAAAGGCGACAAATGGGAATCAAAGCCAGGTGGTGGTGTTGCATTTCTTACACCAGAACAAGCCGACTCGTTTATAGCTGGACTCGACAACAAGATATTTAGTTCTACTATGCTTGAGCTGGCAGAAGCGTCAAAACGAGCCCCGCCTGATCGATGGCTTAATAAAGTCGGTGGAGGCATTCCATATCTCACGCCAGAAGAAGCCGATATAGCACTTGAAACCATACAAGCGTCGATTGATTTGTCTACAAGGATTGAATTAGAACATTCCGCGGCAAGAGTATCCGTTGACCCGTATTTATATAAACCAGGTGGCGGTGTTTCTTTCCTTTCTCCAGAAGCTGCAAAAGCAGTTACTGATTCAATAGATGCACAGATAGCTACCGGGCTTAGAGCAGAACTTGCAGAGTCTGCAAAGCGCGCTCCAACGGATCGCTGGCTTAATAAGGTTGGTGGTGGTATACCATACCTCACTCAAGAAGAAGCACAAACTGCCCTCGATACTATTGCGTCAAGTATGTATTTAGATAGCCTCATAGAAATGCAGGCTATGGCATCCCGGGCTCCTACTGACCGATGGATGTATAAATCCGGCGGTGGTAAGCCATATCTCACGCAAGAGCAGGCAGATGCTTTTTGGGAACCAATAAATGCTAGTATGGCCACTGAACTTAGAACTTACCTTGCAGAGGCTGCTAAGCGTGTTCCGCCTGATCGCTGGATGTATAAGCCTGGCGGTGGAATACCATTATTAACTCAAGAACAAGCGGATTCTATTATCGCTACTATAGATGCGCAGATAGCTACAGACCTTAGAGCAGAGCTTTCTGAGGCTGCTAAGCGTGTTCCACCCGATCGCTGGATGTATAAGCCAGGCGGTGGTATACCGTTACTTACACAGGAACAGGCAGCGGAAGAAATTTCAAGAATTGATTATAAGATAGCATATCAAGAAACACAGACGCCAGAAGGATTATTTAGATTAAACATGCTCGCCTACCAGAATGCCCCACCATCAACTAATTGGCGAGAAAGACAAACTATCGCTATCAATCCGAATACTGGAGATATTCTGGGTTACACTATTCAAAGCGCATATACTGATGCTGAAAAGTATAGGGCAGCGTTGGATGAGCTAGAAACACGATTTGCTAATGGAGAAATATCTACTGAAGGCTACAAGCAAGCGTTACGTGAACTTGCGGAACAATATGACACAGGAACGAAACTTGCGAAACAATTCGGTGACGCTATTCTGATAACAACCATAAGCTCTCTTACTGATGAATTCTATGAACTCGGTGAAGCGATCGCAGATGGTGCAAATGCGTGGAATTCGTTCGGCGATGCAATGAGCGATACTCTTGAAACAATTCTTGTTATGCTACCAAAACTAGCGGTACAGGCTGGATTGCAAATGCTGACTGATATAAATCCAGCAAATGATACTCTAGGCCTTGCATTGATTGGCGGTGGGCTTGTAGGAAGCGTTGGGGCTGGCTTACTGAAAAGCAATGCGCTTGG